AAACCGATGAAGGCACTGGTTACATACAAGGTTTCAATGTAGACGAAATACTCGGAACTGATGCAGGTCCACCTGAGGGTGTGCCACCAACACAGACATACGATGGCGAACAAGTACAATTTGTCAGAGTAGAAGGAGACTTTTATTATTATATGAAACCTGATGGCACATTAATAAAATATAGCAAAAGCGAAATTTTCGGAGATAATCAATAATGCCTGAGATAGTTAGCGAAGACGAAAAAAGTAAGATACTTGGCACTAAGGGGCCCACATTTAAACCAATAGCGGGAACAGAAAAAAAGAAAAGTCCTTTCACGGCTGACCAAAACAAACTAGCAGGTTTCGCTGTGCGTATGGAAAATGCTTTGCGTATTATAGAAGACTTAGAAAAAAGAGGTTTTAATCCAAGAAATACAAGAGACTATCTTTTACAAAATTTTCCAGTATTAGGAGATACCGCTTTAACATATATATTTCAAAGTCCTGAATTTAAACAGTATGAAAGAGCGGCTCTTGATTTTATGACAGCACAATTAAGGTTTGAAACAGGAGCGGTTATAGCTGAGTCGGAGATAGAATGGGTTGACTTAACTTATTTTCCAAAACTGGGAGATGACCCAGTGACATTGGGACAAAGAGCAGACTCGAGAAGAACAGCTTTTGAGGCTATAAAAGGCGGTGCTGGTAAGGCTTATGATGAAGTTAAAAAATCCATGGGAACGATTGATGATAGTACACAAGAACAACTAATAAAAAAGTTCTACACTGACGAAAAATTCCGTAATGAAATTATAAGCAGAGCGAAAAATAATCCACAAACTTATGCTAACATGATTGGATTAGGCCTATTTACTGGTAAAGGTAGTATTGAAAACCCTGAGGTGAAACCGCAATGAGTGAGATAAAATTAACAGATGAGGATTTACTAAACTATTTAGAAAACAACGATTTTAGTAGAACCTCAGAGGCGGACCAACTAGAAATAATAGCTGAACAACAACTTTTAGATTCAGTTGATGACCAAACAGGAGCACCTT